AGCAGTGGTATCAACGCAGAGTACTAATGGAATCGTAAGCCTCATCCGTCATTTCGGCGAGCTCAAGCCCCGGAGGATTGCAAATGGTCACGGATTTCAGCCCCGCTCCAATTGAGTGACCGCCCTTGGGTTTCAAACCGTTCGCCGCGATATCGGAAATTGATCCCGACTTATCACGAGTGTAAACGCGCCACAGTCTGTACGCATTGGTTAGCGTGACCGTTTGAGTCGTTGGATCGAAAGACTCGACTACTCCTGCGTGGACGCCCGCCACATTTGCCCGCACAATCATTTTTTTGCCAATAATATTTGCCGTTTCCATGTTTTCTCCTTTTTTTGTCATTTTATATCTCCTCCATTAATCTGAAACTCAGCCGCCTCAATGAAATCCTTCACAATTCCTTGAATGGGTTTATTCTCTCGTTTGGCTTTGTCTTGTAGCCAAGTAACGTAATTCGAAAGCTCGTCACTAGGAACATCCGCTATTGCCATTCCTTTGAATTTGCCAAAAGAGCAAACATAGCCGGATTGATTGATGCCCATGGCTTTTTCTACAACATCCAACCCACGAGAAATAATTGGGTCTTGGGGCGGCGGAGCGATAGGTATCGCTTGTTCCATTTCCTCATGTGAATAAATTCCCGAAAGATCGGATGGGAACGCCATCCTAAGTGCTGCGCATTCAGCGACCTTCTTAATCATGGTCTCAGGCATGTCTCGCCAGTTTGGCGTTGCCTTGCAGTATTCTGAAAGCGGGACTTCTTCACGCGCGCAATGAGCCCAGTCAGATCTGTAAACCTCAGCCCAGCCTCCGATAAGCACGCCGTCGTCGTCCCTGATTGCTCCGCGCTTAATCCCAGTGAGTTTACCAGTACGCGCGGCAGCGATTCTGAATCCATCGATGCCGATAATAACAGTGCCAGGGCCGTTACCGTACTTGACGAAATACGCCTGTTTCGAAAGCGGGTCTAATCCGAGGCGATTGCATTGGTATAAAAACAAATGGAGCTCGTCGTTCGTTGCAGATTTCGCGATAGTCTTTTTGATGAGCTCGATTTGAGCGGGAGTCATGTTACTCATTTGAGTGGGCTTTGATTCAGCGGAGACGGTTATTGCGGTTTCCATTTAGGGGCCTTTCTAGTTTGTTTGAACAATTGAGACAGATGGGAGAATTGCGCTCTTCAAAACCGCATGCCCAGCATTTTAGGCTACGACTTGGCTCCGATTGTTTCACTATATGCGACTCTTCGCGCACAAGCTTTTCCATAGCTGCTATAGCCGTTCTCCACGTCCACTTTGGTTCTTCCATGCGGATTGAGTTATCACAATTGCAAGCCGAAAGTAACCATAAATCGCCATTGACTTGACACAATTAATCGATACAATGCGGGTCATGAAAAAGAAGACTAAAAAGCTTACTTATGTTCCTCGTTCACCGAAGCTCACGATTCTTACGCTCAGAGTCCCAAAAGTGACGAAGACCCTGATTAAAGCCCGTGCCGTGCGTATGGGCGTGACCATGAGTCAGTACACGAATCAGATTCTCAGCAAGCATATTTAAAATATTTAGTCTCGCAAAGCATCGGGAGTGTCATGCGGGATTAGGCCGTGACCGGAGGGCGGTATTCCTCCGGGTTTTCGATGTTGGCCAAAACACAACGGGCGAACTCCTACCGTTCTATTGTGGAACTATTGCTTGACTGCTTTAGGTTTGGCCTACTTCGAAGACGGTGTTGGAAGCTATCAAAGAAATGCGCCTACCGAATTGTGGTTGTTACGCGCTTTGATTGGAGAAACACAGAGAGTGCACTCTCACCATATCGGGCGGTGGGGTCCGCGTCCCACTCTTCACTATATCTTATCGGGTATAAAAACAGCTTTTACGCATTGTTTATACCCGTAAGAGTATAAAGGATTTATGACTGACAGAGAACTAGATGCGCTTGTGGCTAATAGTGTGATGGGGCTTTCTAATGTGCGCGTTCAAGAACAGGGATACCATACCGATCTAGTCTACGGGCCTAACGTTATGGCTGGTGTGGCTCAATTGGTGCCCCACTACTCAACTGACATTGCAGCGGCTTGGCAGGTTGTGGAAAAGACAAATCTTTTGTTTAAATACGACTTGCGCCGTCGGGACGATGGCATGTGGGAACTTGGGCACTATTATTACGAAGACTTCGTTACCAAGGCGGAGGCCGAGACAGCGCCTAAAGCCATTTGCCTCATGGCGCTTGTCATTGGCGGGATTGAAGTTAAATGAAGATTTGGAAGGACGAACGCGGAGATTGGACCATTCAAAGGGAAGGGTATCGCCAGTGCTATCCGGGCGGCCTTCGCACGCTATTATTCGATGAGTTAAGACAACGGGTAAAAAAGATCTTAGCGCCTGGCTTTTGCCTCATTGTAGGCCACACATGGTCGGACGTTGGAATGGGTTGTTATAAGTGTTCGGTTTGTAAAAGACAGTTGGATTAAACAAGGGGCTGGCTAGGCCCCTATACATGCCGAATAAACTTCGAGCGCGGTAGCAAGCTACAAATGTGCATATGCACGATGTAGGCCGGTATTAGCTTGACTTGATTAACTCGGTGCGTCACTATATACCCTATGCTTAAGAAGTCTCGCAAAAAGCTCACAAAAAAGGATTTCCGGTTAATTGGCCATGCGCTCGACATAACGGCGTCCGATTACGACCCTGACCGCAATATGGGCTATGGAAAATCCGATCCAAAGCCCGATGCTTATAAGGTCGCCATGCAACGGGCCATTGATAAACTCCGTTCCAAGCTCCAGGAAATTGAAGAAGGTGCCCGATAATGGCCCGCTGCGAGGACTTCCCGGCTTGCGGGCATCAAATAGGCGAGTGCCGCTCAGACGGCGGCGAAGGTATCGTTGGCGTTGATGCTGCTCAACGCTGCCCTGAGTGTCATCGCACCTTCGTTCCCTGCTCTGAGGCCGAACTCATGTGTTACCGTTGCGGGCAAACCCCCACTTTCAACTCTCCCGAGGAGCGCGATGATTGGGAACGTGAGCAGGATTTCGAATAGTCGCCAACTCGATTTGCCAACAATTGCCCCACGCGACCTTGTATAATTAGGGTATGCGATACTTGATTCTAGCTGGGTTACTAAGTGCTTGCGGGCATACCTACCAATACTCGGTGCCTGCCGATATCGAGCCTCTGGTGCAGAAGTTTCGTGACGAATCTGCTGCTCGAAGTTTTTCGCTAAACACGAGTGATCTTGTAATCGAAGTTGTTGATACCCTCGATTCGTCCGAGGGCGAGACTTCATCGGCAATTTGCCTTTCGCAATTCAATACAACCCCTAAAATAGAATTGCTAGATATTATCTGGAACAAAGCCTCGCCTACTTTCAAAGAAGTCGTACTCTTTCACGAGTTGGGGCATTGCTTGTTAAACCGAGCTCACGTGAATGGTTTCGATAATGAGGGAAATCCCTTGTCGATCATGTGGCCGTGGACGGTGAACCCTGACACCTACACGGCGCACGAGCAGTCTTACTTAGACGAACTCTTCGATCCAACGAAGTTGGGGGGCTTGTGACCGTCGCGAAACTCAAAGAACTTCTAAACTCTCAACCGTGGCCTATCGAAGTCGAGCGGGCTTTACTCGAAAAGATTGCCTATCTTGAATCGGGCACTGCGCTGCTAGCTAGATAGCCGCTGCTTTTCTTAAAATAGTCGTTATCGGCCTTGGCGGTTTAATGGGCGCACTCTCAAGTCTTATAACTTCTGGTGGGAAGAATTCATACATATCAGCTTCCGAAACAATTCTCCTTCGAAGCTTAAATCCCTTTTTGCACCAATAATTTGAGGCGATTCGATCCAAAGTAAGTTTCAATAGCTTGTCGTTGTAATGGTTTATCCGAATTACTTTGTAGCCGTAGAGTTTAATAATTCTATCCCTACGGGCATCGACGATGCGATTGTGTTCCTTGCCGTCTAGCTCAATGACAATTCTGGCGACGGGGAAAAAAAAATCCACAAAGAAGCGGTTCGCTATGGGCCAGTTTCTAAGAAAGCCTTTCACTCTTCTTTTAAGTAACTCATCCTGAAACCACCGCTCACTTGGATAGTCTCTCTTATTAAGTTGTTCGCGTATCGAGTTAAGATTTCCAAATCGAAGAGGCGGCCAATAAAGAACTTTTTTAGCTTCGTTAAGTTCTAAGAATACCTTTTCATCCAGGATATAGTCGCTCTTGCTTAAGTTCTTAGAACGTTTAGTCAAAGTCTCTTGTTTCATCCTACCTCCACTCGGTTATTACGGTCGGCTCGTTTGGCTTCCTCAGGCAAAGGTGCCCCCCAGCCCCCCAGCGCTTTTTAAGCGCCTTCTTCGGGGGACCGTGGGGGCATTTGACCTTAGATCATTACGTATAGGACGTAGGATCTCAGGGGCATGGCTTTCTTAGCAGAGCCCCGGTCACGATTTACGCCCGGCGGATGCAAAGCTCCTGTGTCTCTTGGTTTTATTTATACAGGCCCAGACAGGGAGTGCCGCTCCCAAACGCCCCACCGCTGCCACTGGCGATACCCAGATCACGCGGCCTTTTGGCTACCTGTACATGCTTTACGATAATTATTGAATTCTCATAAGAACTATGAGACTCTCGAATCATCGTTGCACGCAACTTCGATAATCCCTCAACCCGGCGTAAAAGTCGAGTTGGGGGATAGCTTTTTGTGGGCACGCCGCGTAATCTGGGCCGCTTGATGTACTGCTTCGAATTCGAGCTCAATCAGCTACCCTCGACGACGAACATGAACAGGCGAAAGCATTGGCGAGTTATGGCCGCTGAGGCCAAGACCATGCACAGGAGCGTGTTCTTTGCCACGCGAGCTAGCAAACCCCAACTACCACTTAAGAAAGCTAAACTCACACTCACGCGCCATTCATCGTACGAGCCTGACTTCGACGGCCTCGTTAGCTCTTTTAAGCAAATTATTGATGGCCTCGTTGAGGCTAAAATCCTTGAGAACGACAAACGAGAAAACATTGACGTCCCGTGTTATTTGTGGAAGAAAGCGCTTAGAGGTCATGGCAAAATCACAGTCCGAATCGAAGAGATTTGATCCTAAGGCCAAAGAGCCCAGAGGCTTTGCTACGATGGACCCGAAAAGGCTATCTGAGATCTCAGCCAAGGGCGGTAGAGCTATCGGACGGGATAGCGAGCATATGGCCCGTATTGGCCGCTTGGGAGGCCTGAAGAATGGCGAGAATATCAAAAAAGCCTTGGCCGATGCCAAGAGAGACGCCGATATGGAGGCCGAACGTGCTACCGGAGTTTGACGATAGCTCGGAGCTCGTTTTTCTATGGGCTGTCGTCGTTGTGCTGATTTGCTTTTTCCTTAGGCCTTGAGCGCATCCAAGATCACACCCACCATGGCGTGACCTGCCGAGAAGCCGCCCGCAATCCCGGACGCAATCTTCACAGGATCGAAGTCGAGGACGCCAATCGAGTTATTCGGTGCCCACACGTTTATGACCTGTGTGCCTTGGTCTTCATAGTTCTGCAGCGCATCACCAATGAGATCGAACGCACGCATGAATTGACCGATAATCCCGTTTGGCGCATACGTGTCGCCCGCATCGGGGTCTTGCGCGCCGCATTGCAGCACAACGCAGACCTCGGCACCGAGCGCGATAGCCGTCGGCACGGGCACGTTTGCAATCACGCCGCCGTCGCAAACGCAAAACCCTGGCTTGATGTAAGGATCAACGTAGCCAGGGATGCGCGCCGAGGTCGTGATCCAGTCCACGATATCAGCGTCTGTGTGGGGCGTGACGATGAGTTTAGGCTTTAAGGGCAGCATCTGCGTACCCGTCACGTAAAATGGAATGGTGGGCATCCCACCGTCATGCAGGACCTGAACGGTTGAGCGCAGTGGGTCAGCAGACTTCATCCCGTTCTCAAACGGATACTGAACGTAAAAATGCCCCGTGAAGATATCGTCTTCTGACTTTATGGCAGTCCAGGTAGTTTCAAGCCGTGTCGGACCCGAATAAGAAAGCCCGGCTACGTTCAAAGCTCCGACCGAGGTCCCCACCATGAAGTCAGGCCTAAGACCCGCTGCCCAAAGCGCCTTCGCCATGCCGACTTGCCAGCAGCCCGCGGCCCCACCCCCAGTACAAACGAGCGCCCATTTTTTCATGCATCCCTCACGGTTAAATTGAATGCGTCGCAATCAGTCTCGAGCGCCATGAATTTCGCAAAGATCACGCGCGAGTTTGTAATCATCGATTGGCCTTGGGTAGAATTCGTGACGCTTTGCCCAAGTAAGATGCAGCCCTCAGAATCTGCATCAAAATTGCCGCAGTGGAACAGAATCCCGCTGTGTCCGGCTATCCCTGTAATCTCAAACGTGGTAAAAGGCGCGGCCATCCCTGCCAATTGATGTTCGCCGCGAACACACACGTAAGATCCAAGGGGAATCTTGGCAGTCCATAAATCAGCGCTTGGATACGCATGCTCAAGTGTGACGCCTACAATATTGCCCGAATTATCCGAGAGAACGCCAAACACGCCATCCGACTCGTACCGAGTGCGTGTGAGAATAAGATCCATCAGTGTTTCACGCGACCGTTTGAGAGTTCTTTGATGCGCTCTTCTTGCTCAACGAATTTCTCGCGCGTGCGTTCTTTATGCGCCTTGAATTCCTCAAAATATCCCGTCATGAGAATCTTCACGTCGCCAACGTCTTTTGAAATGTCTCTCATGGACGATGCAGCCCATCCAAGAATCGCTAATGCCAAACCGCCTAACGCACTGAGTAGAGTGATAATGGCTGCCTCATAGCTCATCACACTTGTTTTTATGGCTAAGCGGATTAAAATCCCGGGCATGCCAGCTTGGAAGAAACGCATGGTGGGTCAAAAGTCCGACAAGCCCCAAACTCCTGAAGAACTCACCAAACGCTGCGACGCTCTTACCTACCAACTAGGCCAACTCACCTTCGATATCGCGCTCAAAACCGCTCAATCGCGCAATGTCGAACAAGCTCTTTTAGGATTAGCTCAAAAGCTTGAGAAACAAGCGCCGAAATTGGCCACAGTTGAAGAGGGGGAATCAAATGAAGACACCGAAGATGCCACGGCACTCGAAGCGAATCCCACTCCCCAGAACGCCTGAGCAATACGACGCCCTCGTTGCGCGCATCGCCAAAGTCTACAAACTAACCGACCTGGCGCACGCGACCGCCACAATCGGCTCCGCCATCGCACACCTGCCCAATGAACAGGCCTGGACCACCATGGAATACCTGGGCGGCACCGTCCTCAATAACCTAGCAAAGCAAGTCGCCTTTCATAGAGGCCAAATAGTGCGGCACGAAAGCGAGGTTCTGCAACTCGTGACCATGCTTCAATCCGATCCTGCCAATCAACAAGCGCGCGATGCCCTTCAGCGCGCAATCGATCAAGGCTCAAAGTTCGCAAAAGATGAACTCGAGAAACTCGGCATCACGCCCGTCACTCCAACTGAGACCCCTGCCGTTGCGGGATGAGCCGTGAACTGTCGAGGCTCACGAAATTCTGGTATGAAAAACTGCGATCTACCGGCTTCCAGGATATCGAACAAACCGATGGAAATCTTAAATCCTGGGAGTGCCATGTTTGGGCAAAACGTAGCCAATCAACACTCGACGCAAAACAGCAATATTTTTCCAGGGCCCGCGAGCTCCTTGAAGCTTATCGGTTCGATAATCCAACCCATAAACGCATCTGGGAGTTGCACTGCGACGGGCTATCGTCTCGCCAGATTGCGTCTCAGATCGGGCATATGGAGCCGACTTACAAACACGCGCATATTCGCAACACTATCATCCCTCTTATCGCGGCTGAGATTGTGACTTGATGAAGATCACAACAAGACCCTTTTACCCGGGCACCGACTCGGCCTTCATCTTCGGCACATGGTCAAAAGGCGTCTACTTCGGCACGGTCCACGCAAAACAGAATAAGCGCGAGCGCTCGAAATGGTTCCAAGACTTCCATAAGCGAGCAGTAGACCTACTCCCAACCTGCAAAGTAACCATGGCCCACATTGACGACGACACCAACACTCTGCACGGCTACGCAATCACACAAAACGGCGTGCTCGATTGGATTTGGGTCAAGCCACTGTTCCGAATGCAGGGCATCGGCAAGCTACTCTACAAGGCAGCAGGCCCCTTTACCGGCATCAATTTAGCCAATCAGACACCAATAGGGGCAGCGATTATGAAATCGCACGCCTCCCACTTCAATCATGTAAAGGAAGAATCTCATGAGCAAAGCAATCGACGACCTGAAGAAGATCATTAACACCGGCATTCCACTCAGGAAGGTGCGTTTCAAAGCCGCAGTCGACAACGCCGACGATGTTCCCGAATCCCAATTCTCGGATGATTCCAATAACCGCTCACGCCGCGCCTCTATGTGGTGGACGGGTAACGCAATCCTCGTGATTCAAAAGAACTCCAACGGCGAAGAGGTATACTTCGGTGTTCCTACTTCCCAATGCCAAGAATGGAAGTTCAAAACCGATTCAGTTAAGTCTAAGAATGTCGTAATTCCTCCGCTTGTTGAAGCGGTGCAGTAACCATTATGAAGATTCGCTGCCTCTTCGATAAGATGTTGAGCACGAGCGAGCTAAAAGCCCATCCAAAGAACCACAACAAGCATCCCGAAGATCAAGTAAGGCGTCTCGCCGATATTCTCCAATATCAGGGCTGGCGATACCCGATTAAAGTCTCTAAGCTTTCGGGGTTCATCACATCCGGTCACGGCAGGCTTATGGCAGCCCAATTACTTGGGCTCAAAGAAGTCCCCGTAAACTTCCAGGAGTATGAATCCGAAGAGCAAGAGTATGCTGATCTCACGGCCGATAATGCCATTGCGCTTTGGGCTGAGATTGATTTGGCCGCAGTTAATCAGGATCTTGGCAACCTTGGGCCTGATTTCAAGATCGATTCTTTAGGTATCAAAGACTTTGTGCTCGATATGTCGGAATTCCCTGAACCAAGCGATAAGATAGACCCAACATTGAAAGAGCCTCAACTTAAACTATGCCCCAATTGCGGTGTGGTCATAGAGAATGGCTAACTATGGCATGCCCTACCTCGGCTCTAAGAGTGATCTGATTCACAAAATTGCGCCCCTCTTTCCGAAGGCCGATAACTTCTATGACCTGTTCGGGGGTGGGTTTGCCGTATCCCACTTCATGAGTCTGCATCACCGAGCGAACTATAAACACTTCTTCTACAACGAAATCAAATCAGACGTCGTTGAGCTGGTTTGCGATGCGATAGCCGGAAAGTATAACTACGATGTCTTCAAGCCTAAATGGGTTAACCGTGAAGAGTTTGCGGCTAAAAAAGATACCTGCGCCTACACGAGATGCCTCTGGTCGTTCGGAAATAACCAAAAGGGCTATCTTTTTGGAGACGAGAACGAGCGCAATAAGAAGTCGCTTCATAACGCAGTTGTCTTCAATGAGTTCGATGATCTCGCGAAATCGCATTTGAGAATGAGCTCCTTCCCGCCACATTTATCCATTCGTGGCCGAAGGCTATTTTGCCGAAGTATAATCGTAGAACGAAAAGGCGAGTTGCAGCAGTTGGAGCAGTTGGAGCGGTTGCAGCAGTTGGAGCAGTTGGAGCGGTTGCAGCAGTTGGAGCGGTTGCAGCAGTTGGAGCAGTTGCAGCAGTTGACCTTTTCGAGCAAAAGCTACGACGAGATTCAAATTCTCCCGGACTCAGTTATCTATTGCGATCCGCCTTACAAGGGAACTGCCGGATACATAGCGGAGTTCGACCACGAGAAATTCTGGAACTGGGTTAGGCGACAAACCAATCCTGTATTTGTTTCAGAATACAAAGCTCCTGCCGACATGAAGGTCGTTGCCGCGTTTCATAAGAAAGTACGACTATCTTCTAAAGGAATGACCCCTGGCCCAAGCGAGAAAGTGTTTGGCAATGAGGCAGCTTCAAGAATTGAAAGAAACATCCGATAACGCTCTATGTTAGAAGAGAGTAGACGATGAATTTTGATAAAGGGATGAAAAAGGTTCCTGGTAGTGGAAGGAAGAAAGGAACTCCGCATAAGAAGTCACTGCTCGTGCGAGAGATCTTAGAGAATCACGGCATCAACTTAGTTGAGCAGATTCTCGTGAGACTACCTCAACTCGATAAAAACGACCAGGTTAAGGCACTGACGCAGTTATTGCCTTATGTATACCCCAAGCTTGTCTCCGCTGAGATCTCAACGCCTGAGGGCTTTAAGATAATTATGGCTGACTACACTTCTCCAGTATTGCCACAGAAAGAAAAAATCACATGAGAAATGCTGAGAGAGATGTAAAGGCATGCGTTAAGTCGAGGTATAAGCGTGGAAGAACTGCAATTCAACTTTCAACCTAAACAGAAAGTATTCTATGAAACAGTCCGGCAGACCCCAATAGTTCTGTTTGGAGGAGCTCGTGGCGGCGGTAAATCCAAGGCCGCACGTGATATTATGCTCCATCGAAGATTCGAGTTTTCTGGAACACACGGCGGTCTATTCCGGCGCACTTACAAAGAGCTTGAAGGTAACCACATAAGACCGATCTTCAAAGAGTATCCAATGCTCAAACAATATTGGAACGACTCGAAGAAACTTCTTTCCTTGCCGAATGGGTCTACGCTAGAGTTTTGCCATGCCGAGAACGAAAACGACGTTGACCTCTACCAAGGCCGTGAGTTCGAAGACCTCGCAATCGAAGAAGCGGGCCAATGGACCGAAGCGATGTTCCGAAAGCTCCTTGGTTCAAATAGATCTTCTAAACAAGGCTTTCGGTCACGCTGCCTACTTACGGGCAACCCTGGAGGCATTGGACACACGTGGCTTAAGCGTCTCTTTATCGAGAGGCGATTTAGCGCTCTTGAAAGACCAGCTGACTACGCATTTATTCAGGCTCTTGTCGACGATAACCCTGCACTCATCGCCAATGACCCGGACTACGTCCACAAGCTCAACTCGGAACCAAACGAAGCGTTAAGAAAGGCTTGGCGATATGGCGACTGGGACATATTCGCGGGTCAATACTTTGGGGAGATTCGTCGTGAAGTTCATTTCATTGATCCTTTCGCTATCCCTCTACATTGGCTTAAGTTTGGCGCTTATGACTTCGGATTCAACCACCCTGCGGCATTCGGCTGGTTTGCTTCTGATTCTGACGGCAATGTGTTTATGTATCGCGAACTGGTCAGATCTCAAATGCGAGTGGACCAGTTTGCGACAGAGATCAAAAGATTTGCTGACACCTCGGAACTAACCTCGGTCCCTGCTGGTCTCGACTGCTGGACGAAGAGGAACGTCATAAATGAACGAAGCCCTCCCACAATCGCCGAAGAGTTCGCAAAGCATGAGATATTCCTATCTAGAGCTACCGTGGATCGCGTCCAAGGTGCGTCTCAGCTTCGAAATTATTTGGCCTGGCAAAATCTTGCTTCTGGTAGGACTAAGCCGCGACTATTCATCTTCAAAACGTGTCCGATTACGTTCGATTGCATTTCCAGGATGCAACATGACCCTGACCATTTGGAAGACGTTCTCAAAGTAGACGCGACCGATGGAGATCCTATGTCGGGCGACGACGCCTACGACATGCTTAGGTACGCGCTCATGAGTAGGCCGCCGTTAAGCGATGAACCTAGGGCTAAGCATAAGGTCGGGACGCCTGAATATGACGCCCAGTTCGCTCGTGAACTCGAGGAACATCACGTGACGCAGCTAGTTAAAGAGCGTGAGAATCGCGACGGGCAGGGGATGAATTGGGATAAGGACGCTAACGGCGTCCCTGAGTGGAATCGGTGGACTGATTAGTTCTCAGCCAGTCGGCAAACGCTTGGGTAGTCTCGGTCGGCTTCCCGCGCCTTAAGACCCATCCAAAGCTTGGATGCCAAATATCTTGCGGCGCGGCTGATTGTGGCGACTTGGCAAGCCATTCCAAAGCCTCGGTTATGGCCCGTTCGATCTCGTTCATGGTCATGCCGGGATTATACCATTAGCCAATAAATCACCAACAGAATGCTATCAAAACAAATGTACGCCGATGGCGGTGAAGTTGGCGGCTCCGCTGACGACGACAAGCTCTTGGATCACTGCGCAGTCGAGCTCATGCACGCCATTCAAAATAAAGACGTGAAAGCGTTCAGAGAAAGCCTTCGGGTTCTCATCTGCGACGTCGTTAACGAAATGGATCAAAGTGAGGACGAAGAGTCATGATGGTGATGGACAACAAGAAACTCTCGCAGATCATTCGCGCTAAGAAGAAAGCGATGCTTGAGGCCGATCCTGGCATCACTGATACGTCGCCCGTGCCTGATATGAACGCGCAAGACATTATGGACGCGCACGATGCTGCATCTGTAGAGTCGACGCTCAACTCGCCCGAAAAGATCAACGCTGACCGTACCTCGCTGGCCGATCCCAATGATTTGAACATGGGGCTGAACGAGGACGAAAAGAAGCGCATGGGCAGGCTCCGTACCTATATGGATTCTCTAAGCATGGATGAGTGAGGCGCCGTGAACGCTGCTCAGATCAAAGCCTATTCCGAACTCGTAAAGTCGCTCAAAGATAGCGGCGTCACGCATTTCAAGTGCGAGGGCACTGAGATCTGTCTTGGCGATTGGGTTAAGCAGAAATTCGATGCTGAAACCAAGACCGGAAGAAAGTTTACAGCCGATCCTGAGTTCAATGCCGCCGTAGAGCGCGCTGAAGCCGAACAAAAGAAGGCTAAGGAAGAAGAAGTCCCACACGTCGTCCACGAACTAGCCTCGCTCCTGAAGCTTTCAGACAACGAGCTCGTAGATCAACTCTTCCCTGAGCCTCGTGACCCGAATGCTGAGCAGGTAGAAGCCTAATGGCCTACACGGTAGCTCCTCTTGATATCACCAAGAGCGAAAAGATTGTAGACCCGCGCTCAAAGGGCTCGAAGGGCACGAGCAGTCCCTACAAATGGTGGGAAGCCCAAAGCGATAATGATCTCACCGCTCAAGTCCTATCGACGATGGGATATCTCAAGCGAACGAACGTGACGCGCGTTCGCCAAGCCTCAATCTTCACGCGCCTCTTCTGTGGCAAGCCGCTCTATAATTACCTTGCCTCATCCGCTACGTTAGATTCAGCGAATCAACTGCCCATCGGTCGCCCGACCGCGAACGTCGTCTACTCTTGCACTGATACGCTCGTATCGCGAATCTCCCAGAATAAGCCAAAGCCTGTATTCTTGACCGATGGCGGCAATTACAAAGAACGAAAAATTGCCGAAATGGCGAACTCGTTCATTCAAGGTGAGTTCTTCAGAGTCGGTGCCTACGAGCAAACGACCATGCAAACTCGTGACGCCTGTATCTTAGGCGACGGCATCCTGAAGGTCTTCCCAAAAGACGCAAAGGTGAATGTTGAGCGAACCGTTTCAACCGAACTGCTTGTAGACTTCAATGACGGTTACTACGGCAAGCCTCGCCAACTCATGCAGATAAAGCTCGTGGACCGCTCGATGTTAGAAGAGATGTTCCCGAAGGCAGAGGCGCTTATTGCTGGCGCGACGCACGGCAATGTAGATCAAACATCGCGCTCAACTGAGACCATTTCAGATCAAATCATTATCGTCGAAGCCTGGCATTTGCGCTCAAGCGACACGTCTAAAGACGGAAGACACGTCATTGTGTGCGACCGTGGCGTTGTGCTCGATGACGATTGGGACAAGGACCGCTATCCGTTTACGAAGCTTCCCTACAATCCGAACATCGTGGGCTATTTCTCCCAGTCTCTTGCTGAGATTCTCATGCCGGGACAAATGGAGATCTACCGGAACCTGATTATTGCATCGCAATCTATTGAACTCATGGGCGTTCCCCGCTTCATGATTGATGAAATGTCCAAGATTTTGGAGACAAGTTTCAATAACCGAGTTGGCGGCATTATCAAATACAGGGGAAATCCGCCAAGCGTCTTGAATGCGATATCGAATCCACCGGAGATCTATCAGTGGATTCAATGGCTCATTCAAAACTCGTATCAGATGAGCGGCATCTCAGCCATGAGCGCAAGCTCACAGAAGCCTGCGGGCCTCAATAGCGGCGAGGCTATTCGCAGCTTTGATGATCTGCAGACAGACCGCTTTGCGGCGTTTGCCTCACGGCACCAAAACATCCACACAGACCTTGCCTACCTCATGCTCGACTGCGCGCGCGACATTGAAGAGGAAACCGGCAAGTACATGACCGTGTATCCCGGCAAGGACGGCACGCGGACAATCGATTTCAAGGATATCAAGAAGCTTGACGATAACTTCGTCATTCAATGCTTTGAAGAGTCGAGCTTGCCTAAAGATCCTGCAGGGCGCCAAGCCAAACTCTCTGAGATGTTGGCCGCTGGTGAGATCACAACGCAGGAGTTCAGAAGACTTTCGAACTTCCCAGACCTCAAGCAGTCAGACAGGCTCGCGGCATCCCTTGAGGAGCGTATTCTTTACTCGCTCGATGAGATCATTGAGAACGGCGAGAAAAATTACGCCAATATCGCGCCCGACGCATTCATTCTTGACCCGACAGACCTGGCGACAACGCTTTGCGTAAACTACATCAATCTTTATTCCACGCAGAACCTTGAGGAAGAAAAGATTCAAGTGCTGCGCAACTGGTATACGGGCGTTCAAACGCTGAAACAGCAGGCCATGCCGCCGCCAGTTCAAGCGGCACCTACTCCGCAGACCGGCAGCCAACTCCCGCCGCCTCAGCCGCCCACTCCTCAAGTCAGCCCGACCTCAAACGTCGCCGTCTAACCCCATCCATTAGGAGAGAACCACTATGGCTTACGAGACAACGCCTATCATCGAATCAACACCTGCCGTAAACAAAGGCGGTCCCGCTGTTATGCGGGAAGAAATGGTTGTGGACCCCTACAAGCAGCGAGTCATGGCTAAAAAAGCTCCTGCGGCCGTTGAAACGGCACCGCCTAGCCAAAAACCCAATGTTAGTGACGCAGTGAGGCCTGCCGCAGAACCAGCGGCTACCGCAGAATCGGTAACACTCACTCCGCAGATGGCAGCCCTCGCCCGTAAAGAGCAGCGTTTTCGCCAAAGTGAACAACAACTAAAGGCCCGCGAGACAGCCCTAGAAGAGCGTGCAGCAAAGTACGCGAAGCTCGAAGAGATGCAAGCGAAACTAGCCGCTAAGGACTACTCAGGCCTCGATGGCGTTGTGAACTACGACGAATACACGAATTGGCTCATTGACCGTGCGAATGCTCAAAGTCCCGAGGCCAAAGCACTTCAGGAGATGAAGGCGCAAGTCGAGGGAATCGACAAGACTCAAAAAGAGTTCGTCGAGAAGCAATATACGGCAGCTATCGAGCAACGTCGCACGGCGGTCAACGCTCTAGTCGAGTCGAATCCTGATTTTGGAATCATCAAGCGTGCCGGACGCACGGAAGCCGTCGTCCAACACATTGTTGATACCTACAATGAGGATTCAAAAGAACTCAGCGTTGAGCAAGCCGCCAAAGAAGTAAAAGAGATTTTGATCGAACAAGCAAAGCGTGCCGCTGGCTTCTTAGAAGAAGAGCCGAAAGCGAAGCCAGTTGCTGGGGAAAAGAAACCACTCCCGCCGCTCAAAACCATAACCAATAACATGACTGCGATTGGTGAGCCCGTTGTCACCAAATCGCGTAAACCAATGCACGAAATGTCTGAGAGCGAACGGTACGCGGAAGCACACCGAAGAGTTCAAGAGCGACAAGCGCTGCAACAATCGAGGTAACCATTTATGACAGCTCCAGCCAATCCATCCCTCGCGTATAGTAACGCGCAATCCAACATCGCAGATTTGAAAGAATTGTATAGCGACGACGCCTGGGTAATGCGGGATCTTATTCTCAATCGGAATCCCGGACTTGCCATTTTTGACAAGGATGAGACCGAATCCGGTATGGCCGGTAAGTATTTCCCGATTCCGACCTTGTTTGCGGGCGGCGCCGGTCGTTCTGCGAACTACGGTCTCGGTCAGCAATACCAAACCGCGCCTGGCACCATTGAGTTCCAAGTCGGCCGAGTTCCTAACTACTCGTTTGCGACTCTCACTGGTGATTTCTTGCGCGCGTCCGCACAAAGCATCGGCGCATTCATGCCTGCTGCAGAATTGAACGTCAAAACGGCGTTCAAACAGCTTGGCAACGACTATGCGCTCATGCTCTGGGGTGATGGCTCCGGTACCAGAGGCACCTATGGCCTCGGCGCTGGTTCTATTACCTCGGGCGTGATCACACTCGACTCGCTTAGCCAAGTCTATGCGTTCTCGCTTGGCATGGCTTTAACGAGCTTCAGTGTGTCTGGACAAACGCCGACCCAAAGCACGGGCGCCAACATTGGCTTCGTGATTGCGGTTGATACCGGAGCCGGCACTATCACGGTCAGCCCCACGTCGCCTCAAGGCTCCGCTGGTACTCCGACCGGATGGAGCACCGCGTTCCCGTATCTGTCGCAAGCCGGTGACACCAACTTTATCAGCAACGGTTTGCAGACTGCGAACATGTTGAAATGGTCGGGTGTCGCAGCTTGGATTCCCAAAGTTGCGCCCGGAGGTTCAGATTCCTTCTGGACGGTGAACAGGTCGGTCGCGCCCTCGTCTCTCGCTGGCTATCGTTTCAACGGTGCCGGGGAATCGATTCAAGATGCCCTCATCGATGGAGTGAACCAATTGGCCGCGAACGGAACTGAAGCCGGTGATCCTGACTTCATCTTCATCAATCCGGTTAGCTACCAAGTTCTCGTGAAGCAACTCACGAGCCAAGGTGTGTACCAAATGGTGAAGGCGAAGATCAACGAAGAGGTTTCGATCTCGTTCAAAGCGCTCGTATTGCCGACCGCTAACGGTGAGATTGCAATCCTGCAGGACAGAAACGTGCCCTCGCAGACTGCCTATGCGATTACGAGCAAGACTTGGAAGATTAGAAGCTTGGGCAAAATGGCCCAGTTCCTGACTTTTCCGGGCTTCTATGATCAGATCGGTATCCCCGTTCAAGGGTCCGATGCCGTGCAACTCGTGGTGGGCGGCTACAGCGCGGTAACCTGCAATGCTCCGGCTGCAAATGCCGTGATTACGCTGTCTCAGTAAGCCAAAAAATCTCTAAGGGGGGAGATTTGAGGGATGGGCTCGCAAGGCTCATCCCTCTTTTTATTAGCCAAAAACACATAGGTAAGGACCCAATCCTTGCCGTGTAGACTAGGTGCCTCGACACTCTACGCGGTCAAACTCCGAGGCGCACGAGGGTCTAATACCATGGGTTTAAATTCATCCAATAGTCAAGGTTACAACGGCGGCAGGTTCTACAGCTTTCTCAATCGGCCCGTTCTCATTGACTGCAATTTCGTCGTAGACAACTCCAACGGCAACGGTCTTGGCATTCGAAACCTCAAGGGCTCCGGCGTTCAAAACGTCTTCATGCATACAACCGCAACTCCTGGCATTGGTGCGAACGGCCAACTCAATCCGAATCCTGCACCTGGGCTTGTACTCGTGCAGCTTGCCAATAACTACAACCGCTACGCCGGGGGTTTCTCGGGTTTCGTTAGCCCAGTCACGGGATCTACAATCGCCATCAATGGTAGTGCTCTTACAGTTGGGAATCCTTATGTGATTGTTAGCCCGGGTCATGCGACTGCAGGCACCGTAACTATTGCGCCCGTGGCCGATGTTTCGGGTTCTCTAGCCTCTACTTGGTTTAGGCTCTACGATGCCTATGGCAATACGTTCATTGTTTGGTTCAACGTCTCGGGCGTTGGATCGGCTCCGGTCGGCGTTAGCGGTACGCTAGTTCAAGTTCAGATTGCGGCGAATTCGTCTGCCGCAACTGTCGGAGCGGCTCTTGTGACTATCATTGGTCAACTGCTTGCGGTTCAGATCGGTAATCTGACCGCGCCTGTAGGCGTGTTCAGTTTCACGGCTTCTGGTACTACGACGGTCACACTCGTTTCCACTCAAACCAATCCTTATGGTCCGCTGCCTGGCGGTCCTATGGATGGGGCGATTCCTACCGGATTCACGTTCGCCGTCATTGATTTCAACACGAATGGCGACAACTGGCGCGCGGTGGGCCTACCGAAAGGCGTTCCTGCCGCCATTGGCGCGAGCTTCATCGCAACTGCAACTGGTTCAAGCGTAGGCGGCGGCTCTTCTGGTCTTGTTCAGGCGCCTGGCATCTCCGGCATCACTTCGATAGAAGTCATTGGTGATCCTAACGCTAGCTTTGCACCGGGACCGCGCGGGGGCTCGCCTAATATCGGCGGATGGCTACTGGCTCAACTCCTTGCGCCTACCTCGAGCTCCGTTACAACGCTTATCCCGACTGCTCCGGCTCAGAATTCCGTGCTCGGCATGGCGTTCTATGCCGAGGCTGGCTCGGTCTCGATTAACGGCGAGTGAGGTACTTAACTTAGGAGTCGCGCCATGACAGCCCCGTATCAACCGTCGAATGTTATCCTTCAAACGGGTAACCAGAAGACTTTGGTGACCTGGAATCTGTCCATTGGCGCTACCTCCTACAATGTTCAAAGATCAACCGACGGGGTCAACTTCATAACCGTCGGCACCTCAAACGGCAACTCCTACCTCGACTCAACTGTCTTGGTGGGAGTTGCCTATTATTACCAGGTCGCGGCAGTGAATGGCGCAAATGTGAGCGCGTATTCTGCGACTTACCCTGTTTCGATTACTCCTTGCCTACCTGGACAATGCAATCTTGGATACCTGCGCTACCAGGCGCAACTGCGAAGCGATAAACTCAACTCGCAGTATCTCACAATGGATGAATGGAATATCAATATCAATCAGAGCATGAAAGAGCTTGGTGATATTCTAACCACGAAGTTTGGCGACAATTACTTTCTAGCTCCGCCGCTTATTATCCCTTTGACGGGCCTGGAGTACTATCCGCTGCCCGATGGATCGAACTATCCAAACGCTCTAGGCGTCCCTGCGCCTGCCATGTATAAGATTTCTGGCGTAAGTGCGAACATATCGGGCGCCGCGCCCGGTCCTAATGCCGGATGGGTTCCACTTCCTCGTTTCAATTGGAGTGACCGCGAGAAATACACAACATTTCCTGGTCAAGCTGGCGCGCTCAACAACATCTTTCAGATGGCCTACCGTGAGATGGGTCAAAATCTGCATCTTATCCCGTCGAATCAAAATCAATTGATAAAGGTTTGGTACGTCCCGATCTTGCCTGACCTTTTAGCCGACACTGACATGCTCGTTTTCGGATTCAACGGTTGGTGGGAGTACATTATTGACGACTGCGCGATGAAGGCCATGGTGAAGGAAGAATCGCTTGAGAAATGGACAGCACTTGCTCAGAACAAGGCGCAGCTCATTGAGCGTATTGAGACGACGGCGGCTAATCGCGACGTAGATCAGATCAATTCCGTTTCGAATACTCGCCAAACCGTCGGAGATCCTGGCTTTTCAAACTTCAATAGCGGGTTCGGAGGCGGTCTTTTTGGGGGAGGCGGATTCTAATGAAGCCGCTTAGCTCAAAGATTCCATGGGAACTAATGAATCCCATTCTGGCGCAGAGTTTAAATCCCATCCTGGCCAATGCAATTCTATCAGGTGAAGCAATCATAGGTATCTCTTTGCCTGCTGGCGTATTGACGTTTGGGCATGGTCTAGGACGTCTCATGCAAGGTTTTTGGCTCACCGATATCAATGCTGCGGCGGTAATCTTTCGCTCGCAGCCGATGAACGATAAGACCCTTACTCTAACCAGCAGTGCGGCATGCATCTGCAATTTGTGGGTTTATTGACATGAAATTACTTCTTTTGCTGACATTGCTTGGCGCACGTTCATTCGCAGCCGTCACAACGCCCAACATGAACCTGCAACAACCCACAATTGGCGTTTGATTCAGGCCTAACGTGGGAACAAGACGTCAACGCGAACTCGGCAGTCATTGATCAACACAATCACACGCCAGGTAATGGCGTGGCCGTCCCTCCGGCGGGGCTTAACATCAATTCTAATCTATCGTTTCAAGGAAACTCGGCCACGGGTCTTCAGGCGTCGGTTTACGCGCCACAGATCTCGCTTGGATCTTTAGGAGCGGTTTACACGATAGGCGCTGATCTCTATTACAACGACTTCAATGGGAACGTAATTCAAATTACTTCTGGCGGGTCAGTTAATGCGACGTCATCCGGCATTGTGAATGGCTCGGCAACGGCATCCTTTGTTAGCTCGGTGCTTGTCGTTAATGCTGCATCTAATACTCCGGCCAACATCCAAGGTGGGAGTATTTTGCTTGGAAACAATGTCGCCAATAGCAAGTTTCTAACCCTATCGCCGCCGAGTTCGATGGCGTCTAACTTCTCTCTTACTCTTCCATCCATACCCGGAGCCCAGAATTTCTTATCGATTGATTCATCGGGCAACATCGGAGCCTACGCTCCTATTGCTGGAGGCATCACGGGCTCGAATATAGCGAGCGCAACTATTGCTGGGTCTAATATCGCAACCAATACCGTGACTCAGCCAAACATGCTATTGCGTGGCAACCCCTTAAATCCTGCCGGAGTTGGCCAAGTTGCTTTGAGTGGAAATATTGCGACATTTACTTTATCGGGGACTCTTTTCCCAATTTCAGGCGCATCGGTAACGCTTACCACACTTGGAAATCCGGTTACCATTTCTATGGTGGGAAGCACCTCTCCCAGCAATGATATTTTGCAGGCTGCAACGACCGCGAGCGGTGGGGTGGCTTCTGTCGATCTAGTCGTAGTGTGTAAGCGCGGCACCACAGTTATTGGATCAATGAGCCTCACGTATCAAACAGAACAAGCTTCATCTAATGCTGCTATTATGACGTGGCCAATTGGTTCACTGCAGTTCACGGATTTCCCGGCTGCCGGCACATACACATACACTCTATACTGGTCTGTTACTACTAGTGGCGGGACCGCGCCGCAGGGGGTTCTTAATGGGCGCCTCATGGCATATGAGATCAAATGACGCCGCAAACAGTCACGATAAATTTCGCCAAAGGACTGGATTTAAAATCCGACCCTTGGCAAGTCGCCGCTGGTAACTTCCTTGCGCTCCAAAACTCAATCTTCCAAAAGGGCGGTCTTCTTCAAAAGAGAAACGGATATGGGCAACTAGCTGCCTCGACTCCGCCTAGTTCTTATCTCACAACGCTCAATGGAAATCTCGTATCCATTGGCAGCACGGTTAATGCCTATTCGTCAACCCTTAGAACTTGGATCACAAAGGGTCAGCTTGAGCCTTGTTCGCTATCTGTGCTGCCGCTCATCCGCAACAATCTGAATCAGATCCAGTCCGATTCAGTTGTGGCAAATGGGCTAGTGTTGACTGCCTACACGCAAATAGATGCAGGAACTAAAGAATATGTCTACGTGATTGCAGATGCAGTCACGGGGCAGAATGTCGTTGCTCCATCCCTGCTGCCCGTACTAGCGGGCGGCGTGATTTCTGGTTCCTCTCGCGTGTTCTTAGTGGGGAGCTATTTCGTTATCGTTAGCCAGGTGTTGGTTAGTTCCACCACGTTTCTTCAATACGTATCTATACCGATTGCCAATCCCGGAAATCTCTCGGCCGCCCAAAACGTGCGCGCCGAAGCTTACGCGCCCATTTCTTCTAACCCAGGATGGGACGGCGTTGTCTCAAACAACACGCTTGTTGTTGCCTACAACACAACTGCTGGCGGTCAGGGAGTGCACGTAACATCTCTAACTGAGGCGCAGATAGCCACAAACTCCGCTAGTGCCGTGGTTCATGCCTTCACCGGGGCCACGTTCGTTGGCGCAATTATTTCTGTGTGCGTAGATTTAACCTCAAATCCGAATATATTTTACATAAGTTTTTGGAATAATTCGACCATGAATACGTACACGGCTGCCGTGTACATCGGTCTTGGTACGATTACGACTCAATTCACGCCTCAACTTATTGTTGGGGGTGCCGTCGCTAATCTCGCATCGGCAGCCCAAAGAGGGTCGGCGCTGATCTTGATCGAAGTACCGAACGCATATTCATACGATAGCGGCGTCCCTACAAATTATATAAGCGCGGCACCGATTTCATCTTCCGGCGTAGTTGGGGCATCTTACGTTATGGTTAGATCTCTTGGGCTTGGGTCTAAGGGTTTCATCGTTGACGGCACGATGTACTTTCTGGGCGCATTCCAAAGCCCATTTCAGCCTACGTACTTTCTAATCAATGCGTCGTTATCTGTTTCGGCAAATCCAATCATCGTGGCCAAACTAGCCTATCAGAATGGCGGGGGCTATGTGACGCTTGGATTGCCAAGTGTCGCGGTATCGGGCGACGTTGCGCAGATCTCATATCTGTTCAAAGATCTAGTGCAAGCACTCACAACGCTAAATACCTCCCAGCAACAATCAACTGGCGGGGTATATAGCCAGACCGGAATAAATCTCGTGTCATTCACTCTCGGAACTGAGGCAATTGATACCGCTGAGTTGGCAGGAACGCTGAACATTTCAGGCGGATACCTTTCGATGTTCGATGGCTACCTGCCGGTAGAGCAAAACTTTTTCGTTTGGCCTGATTCAGTAGAGCTAGTGGCGTCCACAACTGGCGGCGCAATGACTGCGCAGCAGTACTTCTACCAAGTGACCTACGAATGGTCCGACAATCAGGGGAATATCCATAGGTCTACGCCATCCGTTGGCGTTGCGGTTACCACAACCGGCAGTACGTCGTCGGTGACTGTGAATATTCCAACCTTAAGGCTCACGGCTAAGATTGCAAACCCCGTAAAGATTGTAATCTACCGATGGAGCACGGCAAATCAGACATATCAGCAGGTCACGTCAATCACGGCACCTCTCTTGAACAATACCAGCATTGATGAAGTTGCATTTGTAGACACGCTGGCAGATTCCGCAATTATCGGGAACAATATTATCTATACTACGGGAGGCGTTGTCCCTGACACGAATGCTCCGAGCTTCCATATCTCAACGCTCTTCGATACCAGACTTTGGGTTGTAGACGATGAAGACCCGAATCTTTTGTGGCTCAGCAAGCAGGTCATTGAAGATACGCCGGTTGAAATGTCGGCCGACTTCACAATCTACGTTGCTCCGAATACTGGGACCGTTGCCTCAACGGGTCCGATTTCAGCCCTTGCTCCAATGGACGATAAATTGATCATATGGAAAAAAGAAGGAATTTTTTACATCAACGGCACCGGGCCGAATAATCTCGGGACGACTTCGGTAGGATGCCCGCTTGGAAATTACAGCCAGCCTACCTTCATCACGGCAGTTGTCGGGTGCACGAATCAGAATAGCATCGTGCTTACCGCCGATGGCCTCATGTTCCAATCCGACAAGGGCATATGGCTATTGGGACGTGACCTAAGCACAACCTATATCGGCTCGCCCGTTGAGTCGTTCAACGCGTCTACCGTAAATAGCGCGAACATTATCCCAGAGACGAATTACGTTCTCTTCACGCTATCGACCGGGCAAATGCTCATGTACGATTATTTCTACAAGCAATGGGGAACATTCGTTGGATCTCCGGCTATCTCAAGCTGCATCTACAATGGCTTGCATACGTTGCTGACGCCTTACGGCGAGATCTTGCAAGCAACGCCGAACGCTTACTTGGATAATCAGAATCCGGTTCTCATGAGCTTTACGACGTCTTGGCTCACTTTGGCCGGGCTTCAGGGCTACGAGCGCTTCTATGAATTTTATCTTTTGGCTAAATATCTAAGCCCTCATAAAATGATTGTAGATGTTGCCTACAATTACAATCCGAGCCCGCTTAACCAAAAAATCATTAGCCCGCAGAACTTTAGCCCATCTACTCCGGGTCCGTTTGGCGCGCCGACTCCCTTTGGAAGTCCCGGGGATAAGGAACAATGGCGTGTGCATACCAAGCAGCAACTCTGCGAGAGTTTTCAAGTAACGGTAACAGAGGTTTTCGATGCATCTATGGGAACCGTGGCGGGGGCTGGCTTTACGATGAGCGGACTTCTTTGTGAAGTTGGCCTGAAGAGTGACAAGAGACCGATTAGCGGCGGCACTTCCGTTGGAGTATCATGATCCGTGTAATTTTGGGGGTTGGGTTATGAATCAAGATCAAAAGTTGGCGTTCATCTCTGGCATGACCGACAAGGCGCTCATGCATATGGGGAGAACGCCTAACGTCGCTGGGCCCGATGGCAAGATGAGTCATGAAAAGATGGCGTCGTTTGTTGCGGGTATGGCCAAAAACGGGCTTCAACATTTCGATGTTGGTGGGCCTGTAGCCGGGACCGTCGGCGCTCCTGCGGCGCCAGCGACTACCAGTCAGGGATTTTTGCCAAGCCTGAATGATCCAAGCAAAACTGCGGGTAGCCTCGTAAACCCGCTGAACTACCTCAACGGTCAAAATGAGAGCATTGTCACAAACGATATTCGTTCGCTCATTGGCGGCACGCAGAATCAGTTTCAGGCAGGAGCCGCGCCAATCCAAGCCGGAACCAATGCGGGGCAGATAAATCAAGCCTACACGGGGGCCCAAGGCGCACTCCAGCAACAACAAGGCCTCGTGAATGAGGTTCAGCCCGGCGTTCAGCAGGGCGTGAACACTCAAGGTGCGCTTGGCGCTCAGCTTGCAAACGAAGCCGCTGGCGGGGGCCCGAATCCTGCCGCTGCAGCGCTAGCCCAACAAACGGGACAGAATATCGCGCAACAAGCTGCTCTTGCGGCAGGACAGCGCGGAGCAGGTGCGAATGCAGGATTTATTGCGAGTCAGAATGCCCAACAAGGTGCCGCGACGCAGCAGAACGCCATCGGGCAAGCCGCGACTCTCGAGGCTCAGCAACAACTCAATGCCCAGAACGCCGAGCAGAACTTGGCTTCGACTCAAGTGAATCAGGGCGCGAATGCCGTTCAGAACCTGAACACTCAGAACCAGGGCGAACAATCGACGTTGCAAGGGGCCAACGCGTCGCTCAATAGTGCGAACGTCGCTAACCAAGGCAACATCAATAACGTGAACGCTAGCGTGTCTGAGGCTAACCAGACCGCTGCAAACAAAGGTATCGGCGGCCTGCTCGGCAGCGTCAGCAGCATCGCATCGATTTTTGCCAAAGGCGGCATGGTTAGAATGGATAAAGGCGGGAACGTACTTGATGCTGAAGCCAGGAGCCACATTGCCCCTCACAATTTCGCCCTACCCGGAGGCCGCTATCCAATTCACGATGAGAATCACGCTAGGAATGCTTTGGCGCGCGTGTCGCAAAATGGCACGCCGGATGAAAAGGCCAAAGTGCGAGCGGCGGTCGCAAAGAAATATCCAGGCATTGGAGTAAAAAAGATGGCCGACGGCGGTACGGCTACCAATGCGCCCGCGCCTCAAGCGCCCCTTTCCTACAACGGCGCCGGGCCCGATGAGAGGCAGGCTCGCGCCGATGCCGCGCAAAAAGGATTTGATAAAGCCGCCAACGACAATCCGGTGAGCCGTGGTATCGCGTGGGTGAAGAACAACATGGCTTCAGGCGGCGAGGTTTTGCCAGTTCAGTCGGGCCCTCAAAGCTTTGTGGGGAGTTGGCTTACGGCGCCGAAGGGCGCCCAGCCCATGGCTTGCGGTGGAATGCTTGCCGCAAGCGGCGGGAAGGTGTCGGCTGGACCTGGCGAGGGCGCCGTTAAATCCGGCGATTCGCTCAAAAACGACAAGGTGCCCGCGATGCTCAGTCAGGGCGAAATTGTAATTCCGCGTCATATCACGATGGGTCCTAATGCGGCGGCAATGGCGGCGCAGTTTGTAGCTAACGAATTGAAGAAGAGGGCCCGCAAATGAACGGCTTTAATCTAGCGCAATTCAAGAAGGTCAAAGAAGACAAGCAAACTGTGACGATGGGCCATCCCGACGGTCACACAATTATGATCTCAAAGGCGGCTCTTCCCACACTTCAAAGAAAGCAGCTTGAGCGCATGCCGGTCCATATGGCCAATGCTGGAATTGTGGACAGCAGCGGCGACGCTCCGCCTGAACACGTACTCGACTCAAGAGATCCAAACGACACACCGCCGCCGCCAGTGGACGCGCCCGCAGTCAATCCCAACACTCCCGCCTCCGGTGGATCTGATTCCGCCGCCGCTGGCGCAAGTCTTGGGATTCCAGGTGCTACTGCCGACACTGCGGCAACTCCCGATACTAACTTGCTAGCCTCAAACGACAATGCACAAGCCGAAGCCATGGCAGCCAATGCCACGGCGCCCGGAGCCGCTCCTGCCGCAACTGCTCCTGCCAATTCTGGCGCGGCTCAAGTCGACAAGGATGGAAATCCAATCGACCTGAACGCATCCTACGTGCAAGGGCAACAAGCAATCAGCGAGCATCAAGACGTCGCATCTCAGTTAGCTGCAAATGATGCAGATATCCAAGCGCGCGATATCGCGGCGAGGCAAGATCTTCAAACTCAAGCCACGGCAAATCTTGCCGCTCTTCAGAAGCATAAAGACGACTTCACAAATTACATTCAGGCCCATCCCATTGACCCGAATCACTATTTGGAAAACATGGGAACGGGTAAGAAAATCTCAACTGCGATTGGGCTTATGTTGGGCGGTTTGAGCGGGGGATTAACGGGAACCGGGATAAATCCTGCTCAGCAGTGGTTAAACGCTCAAATCGAGCGCGACATTGAAGGTCAAAAATCTAGAATGGATCAACAAAAGACCATTCTCGGAGCCAATCAAGAACTCTATGGAGATCAAAACATAGCGCTCAACATGGCTCGCACCAACATGAATGACCTCTACGATAGGCAAATCCAACAAGAGGCCACGAAACTTGGAACGCCTGCCGCAAAAGCCGCTGCCGACGCTGCGCACTCACAATTTGCGATGGCCAATTATCAGAATCTTCAACAAGCATCGATTAGGCAAACCGCAATGCAGGCAATTAAGAATGGAGGCGCTGGTATTGATCCAGTCACTCTAGGCCATGCGGGCCTTATGGACCCGGGGGAGGCCACGAAAGAACAAGCATCGCTCGATAAGCAAAAGCAATCCATTGCTACGGCAAAGAACATCTACGCACAACTTTCTAAATTGCAGGTCCCGGGCAATGCGCTTAACTTTCAGGCAAATCGGCAAGTGAACGCTCTTCACGCCCAGCTTTTACCCCTGATTCAATCAGAAGACCCATCCGCGCGTTTGACCGAAGAAGCCCTAAAAAATGAACTTGAGCCTTTCACAAGCGGTAAATTAGACAATACTGCCGTGGCTACCGGGAAGCTTCAAGGTGTTTTGAATCTGATTAAGCAAAGGCATGCTGGCGAGACGCCAAACTTTAGCAGGCTAGCACCTTTGGCACTTCCCAATTACAACGTGCTTACGCAAGCCCAAAAGGCTGTTCAGTGGGCCCACATGAATCCGAAAGACCCTCGCGCCGCTCAGCTTCTTCAGAAATACGGCGGCGCGCCTCAAACACAGATGGCGAGGTAGCTCGTGGCAGACGACTTTGACCCCGATGCAGCTTTAGCGCAAAATATTGCGCCGCCGCCTGGCGTTGTGGGCGCTCCTCAAGGAACTGCCGTTGAGGGATTCGATCCTAATGAGGACCTCTATGGCGGCATTGGATCTCAAGTAGGCACCGCATTAGAAAGCGGCGCCTCTACTGCAAGTTTCGGGTTATCGCGTGCCCTTGAAAACTATGGAGGCAAAGCGCTAGGGCTTCCCGATCTTTCCTTCAAATCGCAAGAGGCTCGTGAACAAGCAAATCCTATCTCAAGCACCGTAGGCGGCATCGGAGCATTCGTTACTGGTATCGGTGCCGGTGGGATTATTCCTAAGATCGGCTCAGCCGTTTCGGATGGAATTGCCTCGAAAGTCGTCTCGGGTGCCGTGAAATATGGCATCGAGGGCGCCCTGGCTGGCGCCGACAACGAAACGGCTAAGCTTGTGATGAATGCGCCTGACTCAGTTGGGCAGGCGGCAGTGAATATTGGCCTATCGGGTCTCATTGGCGCTGGTATTGGAAGTGCGGGCGGTAAAATTGGATCTCTGTGGTCAGCCACGAAAGGCCCAGAAGTAGGAGCGGCACTTGATTCTGCAGCCGATGCTATCTATGGAAGCACACCCGATGCCGCTGCCGCAAAAGCGCAGATGCTTGATCTTGGGCAAGGCATTTCAACTCCTATCCCAAATGCCGCAAAAGTCGCAGAAGACGCCTACGACCTTGATGTGAAGTTGCCCACGGGAACGCTCTTGGGTGAGAATCTCCCTAGGAATGTGGCATCTAATCTCGCAGAACGTCCCTCCATTGCTGGCGTGGCGCTCAATCGCGAACGTACTGCTGCAGCAAAACAATTAGCAGAAGCTGCGCAAAGCACTTTGGAAGACGCTTCTAGTGATTCTGCCGCAACCGTAGGGGCAGCCAACAAAAGCGACGTAATTGATACGCTTAAAGAAAACTATCAACCGATTAAAGATGAGTTCCAGGCATTAGAGCCTGAATTCAAAAAGGCGCGTGTAAGCCTTGGCAATAAAATCCCGCTTGTTGATTCGTTGCTGCCCGAAAACAATGATCTTGTGCGCCTCGATAAGACCTCGGCTGGCGTTGCCAGTGAAGCGCTCGAACAAATCGGTAAGATAAACAACGTGAATGATCTGAAAACCGTTCGCACAATTGTAAACAACAACCTGAATTCCCTCTACAGATCTGGACAAGGCGGCAGTAACGAAGCGCGTGTTTGGCAAACCGTAAAAAACGGTCTAACGAATCTGCGCACAACGTCGCTGCAAGACGCCGTGAGTGAGGGAACCATAAAGCCCGATGTTCTAGATAGAATCGGTGCGGTGGACGCGCAACACGCGGCGTTTAAAGATACCATGCGCCAGCTTGGCGTTGAGGGAGGTCTTGGACGCCCAAATAATATCGAGGCTCTTTTTCAAAGGTTCAATGATCTATCCGATGAGTCGTTCACCAATAGGTTCTTCGATACCGGAGATGCTAGAAATCTAGAATTCTCAAAAACCACATTCCCGGAGGTTTTCGAGAGATCTAGGCAATTCAAACTGAATCAGATCCAAGAGGCATCGGCAGATCACACGCCAGGGAATCTTGGGAAGTTCTCGACTCAGAAATTTCTAAGCCAAGTAAGAAAACTTAGCCCCGAGGCTCAAGCGGCTGTTTTTAGTCCTGAAGATTTGCCGAAGATTGCAAAAATAGAGAATGTTCATGAGGCAATCCCCGGTCTCTATAATACCTCAAAGACGTCCTACGCCGAAGCATTCGCCAAGCTTTTCTCGCCTGAAGGCATTGTTCAGAACCTAACGGACACGGCTCAACTGGCATGGCTAAAAGCCCTGCCCCATCTCAATGAAGCTGCATCGCTCGCTGGCGGAGATAGCGCAGCAAAGCTTGGCGCAACGGTGACTGCCGCAAATCTCGACAAAGGCACGAATCCCGGAGCTTTCAAAACCATGGTCGATTACATACGGGCTACACAAAAGGGCAACACTGCGCTGTCTAGCGCGGTGAATGGACTGCTTGAGGGCGCGAAAGTCGTAATCCCGACTCACCTTATCCCCAATCAAGAGTCGCGCGATAAGCTCCAAAAGGCGCTCGATTTCACCTCGAATCCCGTGAACGCAATCAATGGAGGCGCAGATCTTGGGCATTATCTACCCTCGCATGCGACCGCTGTAGGCGCCACAACCGCACAAGCCACGCAGTATCTGAATGCGCTAAAGCCCACTCAACCTAAGATGAGCCCGCTCGATGCGCCTCCTCCCGTCGATAAAGAAGCGCAGTACAAATACAACCGCGCACTAGATATCGCGGAGCAGCCGCTCCTTGTGCTTCAGCATGTGAAGAACGGCACGCTGCAAGCGGCGGACGTGCAGACATTGCACGCAATCTATCCGGCGCTTCATTCGACCATGGTTCAAAAGCTAACCAATGGTCTGATTGAGAAAAGCCCGACGATGCCTTATGCGCAGCGCGTTTCTCTATCGAATCTCATTGGTGGGACGCCGCTTGATTCCACAATGACGCCGCAATCTATGCAGGCGATTATTCAGTCCAGCGTGTCGCAGCAGGTTCAGCGGCAGCAAAATGCCCAAGGCGGCTCGAAACAAAAGAAAACGAGCGCTGCGACTTTGGATCAACTTAACAAAGTCGACCGCCTCTACCAGACCCCATCTGAGGCGCGCGCAGAAGACAAAAGAGCCTAGCATTAGCCAATAAATCATCTCTGAGTAATCCCATTATCTGAGGATTTCGAAATGAGGGAGATGATTCTATGGGGCATAAAAATCAGTGGCCTGTCGTTTTAAATTGGCAGGCAACTAACCCGCAACTAACGCTACTGCCACAGCCTGCCAATATGACTGGCACCGTGCCATCGGGAAACGCTAGCGGGACCATGTCTGGCACGAATACAATCTACAGTCAGATCATGGAAATCAGCCGCGCGGATAATTGCGGGCTTGAACTCTCGTGGACCGGAAGTCCGACCGGCGTACTTTCAATCATGGTCAGTAATTCTGGCGTGAATTTCTACGCACTGACTTTCAACCCTGCACTTATTCAGCCCGCTGCGGGCGCTGGCGGCGTTGCGGTGAATCTCAATCAATTGCCATTTAAGTTCCTCATGGTCCAGTACACGAATACTAGCGGCACTGGGGTGCTTACTTGCACCGCTCAATTCAAGGATCTAAATTGATGTACCGCATTATGAAAACATTCGCATTGTTTTTGATTCTTGCCGGTCTCACGGGTTTTGCGTTCGCGCAGAATTCTAATTGGCCGCCGAGTGGCGGGAGTGGGGGCGGAGGAGGCGGAGGCGTCGGGCTTTCTCTAGGAACGCCTAACGGTCTTACCCTTAATCTTGTCGGGGGCACGGTCAACGTCTTATCTCTTGGGCTATCGAGTGTAACCTCTACCGGGGCACTCTCATCCTCTGATTTTTCAAATTTCGAGAATACTTTTGCAGACGGTCCGTATGTCCCTATTTCAGGCGGCACTATGACCGGTAATCTTCAGGTTCCCACCATGGCATCGGTTGGGACGATCACAGTACCTCAACTTCAAAACCCTGCCGGGCAAGTTGCAATTGAGCTTCGTACTTATGATTTACGCGATTCGATCAACTTTCAAGTTTTGAATTGGGATAACGCGCAAACATATTCATATTCCGATGGCGGGAACGCGTCCATTGATTGGAACGTGCGTCATCTCTTAGATACAGCAGGGACTGTTATTTTAGATTGGTCAGGGTCTTCGGCTAAGTTCACATATTTGACCGCTAATACGGCACTTGTGAGCGACGGGTCAGACAATCTAATCTCTTCCACAACGACTGCAACTGAGCTTGGTTATGTGCATGGAGTCACGGCAGCGATTCAAACTCAACTGAATGCCGCAGCGATAAATGTCACCGCGCTGCAGGGTGCTACTACTTCGTTGCAGAACCAAGCCAGCACTGCAACGCTCCAAATTGCGGCACTTCAATCAGCAACTGTTAACGTAAAATATCTAGTTGGGACGACGGCAAATATCGTAGCCTTTCTTGGCGGAGTTACATCAAATTTAGCGGCGCTAAATAGCGTGACGGGTAGCACCACTCTTGGCGGCTATTTGAATGGCCTAACGTCGAACGTGCAAACTCAGCTTAATACCCTTGGAAACGTGCTAGTTGGGCAATTGGGTGTTGTTCATACGGCTACTTTCGTGACGCCAGGATCTAGTACGCCATCGACAGTCTGGCATTACCGGATAGTTGGCGGGGGCGGGGGCGGGGGCGGCGCAAATGGTGCTGGTGCTGCTGGCGGAGGCGGGGGCGCTGGCGCTTATGCCGAAGGAACGATATCGGGGTTCACCGGGGGCACTACTATAACCGTGACGACAGGAGGCGCCGGGAGTGCTGGCTCAAGCGCTGGCGGCGCTGGCGGCACTGGCGGCACGAGCAGCATTGCTGCTACAGGCATAACAACAATCACTTGCGTTGGCGGTTCTGGCGGCACAGGATCAACGAGTGCGACGGCTAGTTCAGCTGGCGGCGGTGCGGGAGGAACTGTAACCGGGGGTTCTCCGCCCATATCAATGACTGGGGGCTCCGGGTCTACCGGGCTAGCCCTTACGACGTTCACGTTCGGTGGGTTGGGCGGCGAATCTTACTATGGCGGTGCCGGCGTTGGATTTGTGAGTAGTGCGGCAGGCGCGGTTGGATGCAATGCCGGCATGGGCGCGGGAAGCGGCGGCGGCGGCGCTGGTTCTACCTCATCGCCAGGATGTGCAGGAGCGGCGGGTCTTGTTGTGATTGAGCAGGTAACGCCGTGAAGGGGCAATGCATGGGCATAGCTCACTTAATCAGCGCGTGGGTGTTCATTCATGGGCCGGTTTTAGCTGGAATTGCGATTGCCATTCTAGACGGTTATCTAGCCGGCAATCCAAACGGGAAATGGGCTGGACTCGCTAGGGAACTTATCGCCCTTTTGAAGAAAAAATCGGACGTCCAGAAAAAGGAGACCTAATATAATTAGGCCGTTACTTGGCTCCGATACAGCACGATTGAATCGTGATCGTCCACCACCAGCACTTTATCAATCACGAATGGAGTCGTAGTGTTCGCTTGCAGGTTCGTAATCACGGTCGGCAAATCGGAATTCAAATGAAGTTCTGCGTACCAAAGCCATTTAGACATATCTATCTCCCCGTTTGTGAGCTGCGAAAGTGCAACCAAGACCTGAGTATCGGTGATTTCAGCCATTCTTGTCATCCAAAATATGAGCGACGTTCTCGATGACTTCGTCCAATAAATCGTTAGTGGGGAGAAAATAAGGTTCACCGTAGGCATGTCTGTGCTCAATGGCTCCTAACTTCCTAGAATAATCATCGACTATCTCACACAGATGCGAGATGGCTTGGCGGTATTTCGGTAAGCGAGTAAGCGCGTCCTGTAAAAAGAAATCATGAGAATGCGTATGCGAAGAATCCTCTAGGCTCTGGCCTATCGCGAGATGCATTTTGATCTTGTCGAGCGAGTTCATTCGAAAAGGGTTTCCATGATTTTTGAGTACTCATCGTCGGTCATAAGCTGACAACCACATTCTGTGGGATCATTATTTTGAAGGAACTGAAGCAATTCCTGGCCGTCTTTGAAAAAGGCTCTACCTTCGTCTATCTGAACATAATAGCGGGGAGTCAGTGCCTCGGTTTTTCCAAGAAGAATCGGGTTTCGTTTTTTGCTCATTTGGTTTCCCTCTCAAGTTTCTCAATCAACTTAGTAATAGCCACGATATTCTGTTTCGCCAGCGCGCCGTCATTACGCACACGAGCAAGGTTCGCCATGGCTTCGACAACTCTGTCGGATAAGTTGGCGCGACGCTTAATCCAATACTCAAGCTGTTCGGCGAGCGGCAGGGCTTTGATTGATAATTCGTCGCTCACATCAACCCCTCTTCGCCTTTCGCTTCCGACGTGCGGCTATTATTTTCAGCTCACTTTCAAACAAAGCATCTATTTTGACGCTCACTTAAAGAGCTCGCTCCCAAGCATTGCATATCTCCGCCAGCATCCATCGTTCCACCGTGCGCTTCGGCTTGCGTTTCATTTGGAAGACCTAATCCAGATTGTAAAACGGCCAAATGTAAAGATTTTTCGACGCCTATGCCGGTGCCAGTGTTCTTGTTCTACGGTTAGCATGTAAGGTTCCCAATAAATAGCAATTCTATCGAACAAGTGGAAACTCACGTACCGCTCCCCAATCGCCGCAATAGCTCTATCTTGAACGAATCATAGCCGCGAAGAAAACCCGTCCACCAAGAGGGTGTATGTGGATCTTTACAGGCCATCTCAAAGGATTTTACAAACTCTTCTCTTGTGGGCATCACCGACTCGACGTGAGCGATTGCGTTTAGGTTTGCGGCGAGCTGAAAGCCTCTTACAAACAATTTGCGGTCATCGCCATAGACGCCAATATCTTCTAATATGGCATCGTCCAATTCTAGATTATTGAACACGCGCCCACAACCAGCGGCTTTGATGGCCTCAGCAATACGCGCCTTCAAATGCTCCTTAGGTCCCGAGTTGTCTCCGTAGTGCTCGTCTACGATTTCTTCGGCGATAGCTTCGGGCGTTTTGTCATTCATCGGCGAGTTCCCTGCGTTTCATAGTTTCGAGTTCGTCCTTAACGGCTGAATATTCCTTGTGCGAAAGCTGCGCTTCGAGAGACACGAATGGCTTGCGGATAGTGTCCTGTAAAAGCTGCATAAGCTTGATTGTTTCATCGAATACTTCGAGACGCCCCAGCCGACGCTCGCGCTTAGCCGTCGATTCAAGGGCTTGTTGGATGTCGTTGATTAGGCGCTTGTCGCAAATGTCCGTGGGTTTATTCGCAAGCGCAGTACGCCATCGGTTCTCAATAAAGAAGTTGTAAATCCTCTCGGCCACGAGCCGATAGTCGCTGTCGCGTTCGTCACTCATTGGGCGACTCTTCTTTCGGCTTCGGCCAATTAATAAGCGGCATGAAAACATTATCGAAGATCAATCCCACAGTCCTGGCTCTGAGTAAAAATTGTTGCTTTGGATGGCATTGCTGAACGCGGGCGTTAATAAGCATCAGAGCTTGACGGCTTGTTTCGATGACGAATTTATAGCATTCGTCCGGCTTCATTATCTCAGGTTCAGTCGGGGCTATGTTTGGTTCGTCGAGCTCAGCTCCGGGCACGTCGTAAGTTTTCATTTGCATTTCTCTGAATCACAGTCTCGCCATCCAAGCGCATATCCCTCGATATATGCCCAGCGCTGCTGATACGTGGCCTCTTCGCCTTCACAGAGCATCTCCTCGAGAACTTCCCAACCATTCAGGGAGCGTTCCCAAGCGTCTTCGGGAATGTAAACTGGCCGTTTTAGTTCTCTCACCGTTCCAAATGGAGCACGCTTCAATTCACTCATGTCACTCCTTCACAACCGCACGGTATTTTTCGAGGGCTTTTCGTGCTCTTTTCCCCTGAGAATTTGAATCAGCTTCGTTATCGAAACGCATTACCTCCTTACGTATTCCATTGACCTGGCGGTAACTCCAACTGCGTGGGTCACCATAAAACTCCAACGCCACACGCATCGATTCGCAGAGATCCAAAAGCGCGAGCGTCCAAAGATCTTCGTCTATTTCGGCGCATCTTTTCATGTCGGCCAAATCGATTTTCAATGTCATCTAAGCATCCATCCCAAAATCGTAACGAACCCTACGACAGAGCAAAACCCAATCGCGCAAAAAAAGAATCCGATTACTAACCAAAGCCAATCACTCGAAGGCTTTTCGGGGAGTGTGTGTTGCGGGTTCCAACTCTCAAGAGGATCGGCAACGCCTCGAAGCTCTCTTTGCTTATCGAATCTCACGATGTCACCTCATTCCATCCGGAGCCATCGCCATTGCCATCGCCATTGCCAGCGCCATTGCCAGCGCCATTGCCATCGCCATTGCCAGCGCCATTGCCATCGCCACTGCCATCAATCATGACAGCACCTCATTCCATCCGGAGCCAGCGCCCCAGCCAGCGCCACAGCCAGCGCCATTGCCAGCGCCATTGCCATCGCCATTGCCATCGCCAGTGCCATCAATCACGACAGCACCTCATTCCATCCGGAGCCAGCGCCATTGCCATCGCCCCAGCCAGCGCCAGTGCCAGTGCCCCAGCCAGCGCCATTGCCAGCGCCATTGCCACAGCCAGCGCCCCAGCCATCGCCACAGCCATCGCACCAGCCAGCGCCCCAGCCAGCGCACTTGCCAGCGCCATTGCCAGCGCCATAGCCATCGCCACTGCCATCAATCATGACAGCACCTCATTCCATCCGGAGCCAGCGCCCCAGCCAGCGCCCCAGCCAGCGCACCAGCCAGCGCACCAGCCAGCGCCCCTTGCCAGCGCCAGTGCCAGCGCCACAGCCATCGCCATTGCCAGCAATCATTGACAGCACCTCATTCCATCCGGAGCCAGCGCCATTGCCAGCGCCATTGCCATCGCCCCTGCCAGTGCCAGTTGCCAGCGCCACCAGCCAGCGCCATTGCCAGTGCGCCATTGCCATCGCCACAGCCATCGCACCAGCCATCGCCCCAGCCAGCGCCAGTACCATCGCCCAAGCCAGCGCCATTGCCAGCGCCATTGCCAGCGCCCCAGCCATCGCCATTGCCATCGCCCCATTGCCAGCGCCATTGCCATCGCCCCAGCCATCGCCACTGCCATCAATCATGACAGCACCTCATTCCATCCGGAGCCATCGCCCCATTGCCATCGCCCCAGCCAGCGCACCAGCCAGCGCACCAGCCAGCGCAATTGCCAGCGCCATTGCCATCGCCATTGCCATCGCCACTGCCATCAATCATGACAGCACCTCATTCCATCCGGAGCCAGCGCCCCAGCCAGCGCCCCAGCCAGCGCACCAGCCAGCGCACCAGCCATCGCCCCTGCCAGCGCCATTGCCAGCGCCATAGCCATCGCCACTGCCATCAATCATGACAGCACCTCATTCCATCCGGAGCCATCGCCATTGCCAGCGCCATTGCCAGCGCCATTGCCAGCGCCAGTGCCAGCGCCACAGCCAGCGCCATTGCCAGCGCCATTGCCATCGCCCCTGCCAGTGCCCCAGCCATCGCCACAGCCAGTGCCCCAGCCATCGCCATTGCCATCGCCATTGCCAGCGCCATTGCCAGCGCCAGTGCCATCAATCATGACAGCACCTCATTCCATCCGGAGCCATCGCCATTGCCAGCGCCCCAGCCAGCGCCACAGCCAGCGCCACAGCCATCGCCACAGCCATCGCCACAGCCAGCGCCATTGCCAGCGCCAGTGCCATCGCCACTGCCATCGCACCAGCCATCGCCCCAGCCAGCGCCCCAGCCAGCGCCACAGCCAGCGCCATTGCCAGCGCCCCAGCCAGCGCCAGTGCCATCAATCACGATGTCACCTCATTCCATCCGGAGCCATCGCCATTGCCAGCGCCAGTGCCAGCGCCAGTGCCAGCGCCATTGCCACAGCCAGTGCCCCAGCCAGCGCCACAGCCAGCGCCCCAGCCATCGCCATTGCCAGCGCCAGTGCCAGCGCCACAGCCAGCGCCATTGCCATCAATCATGAGGATCATCCCAGCCAAGAACGGAAAGAAGTTTGTTCCCCCAATCAGCCGACACGAGGTCTCGAATTTCCTCAGCCAGCATAGGAGAATCGTCCCGTCCCTTGGCGGCCAAAGTATCTCGACACCCAGCCAAACAGGCTCCGGTCAATACTCTAAACTCATTCAGAGTGAACTTATGAGTGCGGCCCTCGAGCTTGATGGAGTCGACTAACGACTCTAGCGATGGACGACGAGCCGGATCTTTCCAAACTGCATCTGCAATGGCGTTGGCGACGGTGTCGCCATGAGCGCTCCAATGTGTGCCGGATAACGTAGCGAAGAATCTTCTTCGCCCATCGGCTAATTTGTAAGCTTCAACGGTGTGGCCATCCGACGTAACGGTTACTCGAATAGGTCCCGTGATTTCTTCTTCCAAGCCGTCGCGGTAAAACTTCCTTGCTTTCTTCACCGCCACATTAATTTTCCCATTTCTGAATAGAATCGTAAGCCTCATCCGTCATTTCGGCGAGCTCAAGCCCCGGAGGATTACAAATGGTCACGGATTTCAGCCCCGCTCCAATTGAGTGACCGCCCTTGGGTTTCAAACCGTTCGCCGCGATATCGGAAATTGATCCCGACTTATCACGAGTGTAAACACGCCACAGTCTGTACGCATTGGTTAGCGTGACCGTTTGAGTAGTTGGATCGAAAGACTCGACTACTCCTGCATGCACGCCCGCCACATTCGCCCGCACAATCATTTTTTTGCCAATAATATTTGCCGTTTCCATGTTTTCTCCTTTTTTTGTCATTTTATATCTCCTCCATTAATCTGAAACTCAGCCGCCTCAATGAAATCCTTCACAATTCCTTGAATGGGTTTATTCTCTAGTTTGGCTTTGTCTTGTAGCCAAGTAACGTAATTCGAAAGCTCGTCACTAGGAACATCCGCTATTGCCATTCCTTTGAATTTGCCAAAAGAGCAAACATAGCCGGATTGATTGATGCCCATGGCTTTTTCTACAACATCCAACCCACGAGAAATAATTGGGTCTTGGGGCGAGTACTCTGCGTTGATACCACTGCTT